GTTGCTGGAATTCATTTTGACTCTATATCTCCTGCTACTATAAATGTAACAAAAGCAGCTGCAGGTTATATAGCAGCTTTAGCAACTACTTCATTTAGAGCAAATGTTAATTTACCAAATAGAGCAAAAGTATCATCTGTAGAAGTTTTTGGAAATGCTGGAGCAAGTGACACAGCTTGGACTCTTCAAAGAATAGAATTATCTGATGGAAGCTATGATGTTATGGCAACTGCAAATATTAATACTGCTGATTCAACTATTTCAAATGCAACAGTTGACAATTTAACTTATGGTTATCTCTTTTTTACAGGTGATTGCTTAAATGGTGATAAAATATACGGAGCAAGAATAACTTATACATTATAAAATAAAAATAAAATTATGAATGAAGTAAAAATTTATCAAGGAAATAACTTTAGCGTTACTTATGACGGTTATTCAAGATGATAAAAATGTCAGCAGGTATAAAGCCTATTGATTTAACAACTTATGCAAGACAGGGATTGGGTTTTTATACAGGCGATAATGCTGATACAACAACTGATGCACAATTAAGAATGTCAATTCTACGAAATGGAAATGTAGGAATCATCAACAAAATTATTTATTACGGGAGGGCAACTTGGATTTCAACAAGGTAATAGTAATACTGATGGTATTGTATGGAAGAATAATGGTTATACAGTTACATTTCCAAATAATGTAACTCAAGGATTTCAAATAACAATAGTAAATTCAGGAATTGGAACAATAACATTGGATGCATCAAATTTACTAACAACAGATACTTTTGTTAAATTAGAAGATCAATATGCAGGTGCTTCTGCTGTTCATAAAAGTAATGGGACTTGGTTTAGTTGGGGTAACTTGAAATAGAAACTTATTTTTTTGAATAAATAAATAAAGAAAATAAATAATGGCAGAATGTAAAAATCCAGATGGTACTATCGGTAAAAAAATTACTGGTGCATTTCCAAGAAGAAATGATCCAAATAGTCTTACAGGATTACAAATAACTGATATTGATAATCCAGTTTTTGATATGACTACTATGTTATCTGCTGCGCAAAATTATATTGCTCTTAACAATGCTGTTAATAGAATAATTGGGATGGAAGTTAGGTGGTTTAGAGCAATTCCTCAACAAAGAGCACAAGATGTTATATTTCAAGAATATACGTTAACTAATGTAGAAGAAACACCTTTATGTTTAAAAGTTGTACTTCCTAATGGAAATTTCCCCGATAGTAGATATAATTATGATATAATGGGGATGGAATATGAGGTACCATTAGAAATTCATATTGATAAAACATATTGGGAATCAATCGCTACTTTTGGAACTGCACCACAAAAAAACGATATTGTTTATTTTGCAGTTCCGAATAAATTATATGATGTTGCTTCTGCTTATTTATTTAGAGGATTTATGGAACAAGAAACTACTTGGAAAATAAATCTTAGAAAACATCAACCTCAAGCTTCAAGAAAAGAAGGAGATATTCTTAGTTCAACTATTGATGATTATACAGTTAGTAATGCAGAAATTTTTGGAGAAAAATTAGATTCTGATATTAAGAAATTACAAGATGATAAACAAATGAGTCCATTTAATTCAACAGAACGAGATAAATATAAAACATTAGATTCTGATTTATATATAGTTAATTCAAAATTAGATATTTACGGTGTTATTGTTGCAGAATCATTTTATGATTTAAACTCAGTTGATTCATCTGTTGCAGTTACATATACTGGATCAGACATAATTACAACTACTAAAGATAGATCTGTGACTGCGTGGACTATGATTGATCCCGGTGTTATACAAGAATATGATGTTACTCTTGAAGCATCGAGTAATTTAATGTCACCAGCAAATTATATAGTTACAGTTTCATCTAGAAATACAGGATTTAATGTAGGAGATAATATGGAAATATATAGATCTGATGCATTAAATTTATATGGTAAAATAATTGCCGAACCTAGTATTGGAAGAGAAATAAATGGATATCAAGTTGAAATAGATCAAATTGTTATTGATTATTTAACTTCAATTAAATCAAATTGGGTAAGTGCTTCTAATTATAAAATGAAAATACAACCACCTGTATCGATATTAGATGGAATGCATAATGTATATAACTATGGATGGGAAGTTGCTATATATGCAAATCAATATATAAAAATTAATTATGGATCACAAGAACATATAGCAATAATTACTGATAAATTAAATAATAAACAATGGTATGGAGTTATTGTAAATATCGGAAATACTTGGAGTCAATATAATGTACATGTTTATGGGATACATCCATCTGATGTAACTACTAAATTACAAAGTATTTTTTATGAAACTATAGATTTTACTCCAGAAGAAACTGAAGTAGATTATTATACAATTAATAAATCTCCTTCATATTTAACAAATTTAAGATTATATAATTCAACTATTGAAGAAGAAAAACAAATGGAAGAATTATTACGTTATTTTGTTAGAGATGGTGATCAACTTATCATAGGTGATAACGCTGACTTAAAGTTTAAGGCACCATATATTTCACAACAGCGTTAAGATAATGGCATTTTTAGTTTAAGAATAATGAATATATAAAATAAAAATGAATTATCAAAGAATTTATGAGAATTTAATACTTAAAGTAAAAGAACAAAAACGTATTAAATTAAAGAAAGATAATCTAAATTATGTTTATTACGAAAAACATCATATACTACCAAGATGTATGGATGGAAAAGATAATAAAGATAATTTAGTTTTATTAACTGCCAAGGAACATTTTCTTGCTCATAAATTATTGATTAAAATATATCCAAATAGTAGAAAATTAGTTGATGCATTTTTCTTTATGATACATGGAAATCAAAAACAACACTATAATGCGTCGTTAAGAGATTATGAACATTCTATAAATCTTAAAAATGAGATTCCTCTTTCTGACAAAACTCTTCAAAAGATGAGAAAGCATTTAAAGAAAGTTCATGAAAAAAATAAAGGAAGCATTCCTTGGAATAAGGGATTAGATGCAATAAATAAAGGAGTGCCAATGTCAGAAGAATCTAAAATAAAATTGAGTAATACTCTTAAAAAGAAATATGAAAATGGTTATATTCATCCTATGACAGGAAAAACACATTCAGAAGAAACAAAAAAGAAAATTAGTGAAGCACAAAAGGGGCAAAAACATCGATTAGGAAAAACTCATTCAGAAGAAAGTAAGAAAAAAATGAGTGAATCTCATAAAGGTCAGATTCCATGGAATAAGGGTAAAAAAGCTTCTACTGAAACATTAGAAAAAATGAGAAAATCTCGATTAGGTAAACCTTCTCCTAATAAAGGTAAAAAATATATAATTGATAAAAATGGTAACAAACGAATTCAACATTAAAAATATAAAAAATGAATACAAAAGATGAAAGAAAAAAATTAGAAGATTTATTATTAACATCTTCTGAAAAAATAACTGATAATGTTCCAATTCCAGGGAATATTCCTGAAGAACTTAAGATTACATCTACTATGGGGCTTGATTTTAATGAGCTTAAGAAAGAGTGTAATGATGAAGCACGTATTATGCTAAATAATTCTATTGGTTTTATTCTTCCTCCGGAAATGATTAAAGGTAATAAGTATCTTAAAAATAAATTGGAAGTTGATATAATGTCGTTATCAGGTATGCTATATCAACTTAAAGCTAATGAAGCTATGCAAAAAGCTATGATGGAAGAAGTTGATAAAGGATTTATGCATCCTAGAATGTTTGAAGTTTTTGGTGGATTATCAAAAACAATTGCAGAAATAAACAAACAACTTATTGGTACTGTTGAAGCAATTAAACTTACATATAAAGAGGTTAAAAATGATATTCGTGAAAAAGAAACTGATGCTTTAGGAACATCTAAAAATTATTCGGGAATGATTACTCAGGGAGATGGAGCTGTAATTTCTATGGGTACTAAAGAATTAATTAATAATATTAAAAAAAATCCTAAACTTACCGATGATAATATAAAAGATATAAAAGAAATTTCTTAAATTATATTATTTAGTGATATATACTTAAAACATTATGGCACATTCAACTGTATGGACAACAGTATTAATTGATCAAACTATAGAAAAACTACGTTATGGAATGGACGTAGATATGGGTTGTTTTCATGATAGAGATGTTGAGTTAAAAGCCGGAAAGATTTTATTTAAGCATACACAAGCTGAAATTCAAGAATTTGAAAAATGTGCAAATAATATTGTTTATTTTGTTGAAAAATATTGTAGATTTTTAACTGATTATGGTAGAATAATTGTAAAATTAAGAAAATTTCAAAAAGAAATATTATCTCAATTATCTGAAGAAGAATGGAAAGATAAATTAGGTGAAATGGGTCCAGTTGCAAGAAATTTTATTTTAATGGCCGCTAGACAAACCGGAAAAACTACTACAATTGCTGCATTTTTTTCATGGTATCTTTGTTTTCATACTGATAGAAATTTGGCAATTCTTGCAAATAAACAAGATACTGCTATTGAAATTGTTTCAAAAGTAAAAGATGTATTTAGAGGATTACCATTTTTCTTAAAACCTGGAATTATTACTGCTGGTCAAACTGGAATGAGATTAGATAATGGTTGCCAATTACTTTCACAAGCTACTACTAAAACAGCACAAATTGGTTTTACTATTCACGTGTTATATGCGGATGAGTTTGCTCATATTCTTCCAAGTATTGTTGGTGATTTTTGGAGATCAGTTTATCCTACATTAGCATCATCTGAAATTTCACAATGTATTATATCATCAACTCCAAAAGGTCAAGGCAATTTATTTTATGAAATATGGGATAAAGCAGTAAAGAAAAAAAATACTTTTTTATATAAAAGAGTTGATTATTGGGAAGTTCCGGAACATGATGAAGTATGGGCTCAAGAAACAAAAAATAATTTTAGTGACGAGTATTTTGCACAAGAATTTGAATTAAAATTTAACGCAGATTCAAATTTACTTTTAGGTTCTAAAGAAGCAGCATTTATGAAAAGAACTGAACAAGAATATATTTTTAAAGATCTTGATAAAACAGATTTAGAAGAAGAACTTTATCGTAATTTAAAATGGAGAAAAGATTTTGACCCAAACGAAGATTTTGATCAAACTAAAAATTTATTTGTGGTTTCAGTAGATACTGGAGAAGGAAAAGATGCAGATGAATTAAAAGATAATGATTATAATATTCTTAGTATTTATAAATTGGAACCAAAAAGTTTAGTACAAATAAATCGATTAAGAAATGATGAATATTTTTTGAAAAATATGTTTCGATTAAATCAAATAGGTTTATATAGAGATAATTTAAAAGATGAAGAAGTTGCAGCAAAAGTAGCTAGGTCAATTGTATTTGATCAATTAGGAGGTGAAATATGTATTTTAGTTTTAGAAATGAATTTTAACGGAAAATATTTTCTTAATATATTTTCCGGACATGATGAATTTTATGATGATGTTGTAATGAGAACATATCATACAAAACCTGTTTTGGGCGATAATCCGCCTAAAAAGAAAGCTGGGTTTAAAATAGGAAATGATAAGGAACAATTTTGTAAATTTGGAAGAGCAATGATTAGAGCAAAAACTCTTTTACCTAATGATAATATAACAGTTTTAGAATTTGCTTCATTTGGAAAAAATAGTAAAGGAAAATATCAAGGAATAGGAACTCATGATGATACAGTAATGGCTACTTTAAATATTTCTAGATTACATGAAGAACCAATTTATGAAGATAGATTATATGATATATTAGAAGATCTGCCAGATAGTCCTCAAAAAAGATTAATGAATTTATTATTAAATAGATTAGAAATAAAAACTGATATGCCAGATAGTATGTTTAGTTCGTTATATAATGAAGAAGAAGAACTCGTGCCCACGGAAATAAAAACATTAAATGATATATTTAAAGTTGGGGCAGAATCTAAAAGAAGATATAAAGTTCCTAATCGTTACGGATTTAAAAAAGGTTAATTTTAAACTCTTTATTTTTTAATATATAATAAAAGCATATATTATATAAAAAGTACTTAAGTACAAAAAATATAAGAATAAATAATAAAAATAAAATATATTAATATGGCAAGAATAGCATTAGATTTATCTCAATTTAAATCAGCCGGTGTTTATACTGTTGAAGTTGATCAATCTGAAAGAATACAAGTTACTACTCAAACATTAAGATTGGTACCTGGATTTTCTTCACAAGGTCCTTTCAATGCCCCAGTTTTTATTCGATCTACTAGAGATTTAACAAGATTTTACGGCCCAATAGATACTAAATTAGAAAGAAAAGGATCTTTTTTCCAAAGATCAATTCAAACATGTTTATTAACTGCACCAGTTTTTGCAATTAATTTACTTAACGTTAATGAAGTTTCTACAGGTCCTTCTAGATATGCAGCTGATAGTGTTGATTATATAGCTCTTTCTGTTGATACAAGTGCATATTCAACTTTAACTCCAGTTGATGAAAAATATGATATGTACATAAACTTTTTTAACAGAGAAAGATTTTGGAATCCTGATGCAGATTATTTACAAAGTGTTGTTAATAACGGTTTTTCACTTACTACTAATGTAAGTGCTCCATTACTTTCAATGGCAAATATTGGAACTAAACAATTATCATTTATTGTAAGAAAAGCTATTGGATTACAAGGATATGGTATTACAGCAGTTGAATGGTATGGAACAGAAGCTAATATTCCTTATGAATGGATTCGTCCATATGATTTAATGGAAGATTATTTTATACAAGTTATTGCATTTGAAGGAACTTGGACTAATTATTCTAATTTATCATCAGATCCTTATTACTCAGAATATTTTAATACTAATGGTTTAATTCCTAGTAAAATTAATGATTTTATTAATGCTGATAATGTTGGTTTAGTTGGATCATGGGTTGGAACAATTATTCCTGATTTTAAAGATCAAACTGGTTCTGAACAATATATAGAAACAGTTGTAAATGGTTCTGTATCATTAACTGGAATATTATTAAATGTTAATCAAGATGCTTTAGATCAATTAGTTTGGGATGAAGATACTAATAATCAATGGGAAATCGGTGATGGAACTGGATCTACAGCTGCTAATTATTTAGTTGATTTAGTAGGACATAATCTTATTAATATGGGAGATAATGTAGGAATAGATGTTTCTACTTCATTTTTAAGTTATAGTTTAGATGTAAGTAATTGTGTATTGCATACAGATATTAGTATTTATTTAATTGATACAGATGGATCAATAAGTACAACTGGAAAAGTATTTAAATTATTAGATGCTTCTGATAATTCAAAATTAAGTGTTGGTACATATGTTAAATCAGGTGCAACTATTCAACCAGGAATAACTAGAATTATTAATAAATATATTCATTCAGATGGATCAATTTTTTGTGAAACCCCCGAACCTATTTCAGGTTATTCATCAGGAGATTCATCACTTAATCTTAGTATACAAAAATCAATAGAAGATGCTTCTATTAATACTGCTTATAAAGTAATTGCATTAAATGGATTACGTATTACAAATAGACATACTCCCGGATTCACAACTGCCGGTTCACCAAATGTTGAAGAAGGCATTAAGAAAATTTATGGAATGTTACATGATTCTGGAATATTAAGAGGATTAACAAATCCCGATATGATTCAATATCGTTATATAGTAGATACAATGGGTTATGGATTACAAGCTAACATGGGTGGAAAATCATGGTTATCATCACTTGCTAAAAAAAGAGGAAAATGTACTGCTATTTTAAGTGCACCTGCTATTAAACAGTTTTCAGCATCACAAAATCCATATTTTGTAGATACATATGTATCTGGTGTTGATCCTAAACCTGTTTTTAATTCAGCATTTATTGCACAAGGTGGAAATCCAGATATGCCAAGATCATTTAAATTCTCATTACCTAATGAAGAATTAGGATCTAAATATTGTGGAGTATTTGGTCCATTTCTTAAATATAGTGAAAATGGAAAATTAATAGATATTCCACCTGCAGCAGATGTTGCAAATGCATATGCAAGAAAATTTTTAGGTGGAAATCCTTATGCAATTGTTGCAAATAGAAATGGTATTCTTTCTAATCCAGCACTTTCAGGTGTTGAATATATGATAGATAAAACTGATAGAAATTATCTTGAACCGTTTGGTTATAATTCAATTATTGAAAGACCCGCAACTGGTCAAACAATGATTTATGCTAACGCAACTGCATTTCAAAATGTAAAAAGCGATTATAACAATTTACATGTTAGAGAATTACTTAATACATTAGAACTTCAAATTAATGAAGTTCTTCAAAATTTTGTATTTGATTTTAATAATCCAATTACAAGATTAAATATAATTAATTCAGTAGCTCCTATACTTGAAACAGTTAAAGATGCTGGAGCAATTTATAAATATACATTACAAATGGATGATGATAATAATTCAGCATCAATAATTGCTGATGGTTTTGGACTTATTGATATTGATCTTTGGGTAACCGGAGCTCTTACAAAAATTGTTGCAAGATTTACAGTTAATTCAGAAGGTTCAGTAAGTTCAGGAAATAATGCAACACAATAAAAGAATAAAAAATAAAAAATAAGTAAAAAATATGGCTGAAAATTTCACAAGTCAAGGTTTATATGGGTTATCCCATTTTAGAAATACTAGAGCAGCACAAAAGTTGTATGAACCAGTATATCAAAATTTGTTTACAGTACAAATTTCATTACCTACAGCAGTTGGTGCAACTGAAGAAAGTACGAATTTAATGTTAGAAGGTATTACTAATCTTAGTGGTTTACAATCTCATTCTTTTCCTACAACTTTAGCATCTCAATGGTATAAGTGGGCTGAAAGACGTTTTGCTGGTGCAAAACCAGAGAAAACTACAATGGATGTAGCATTTGATTTTGAAGTTAACGTTGATACTACACCAAGTGCGTATACAGTAAAATTATTAAGAAAATGGTGCGATTTAGTATATGATCCATTAACAGGTAGAACAGGATTAAAGGCTGATTACGTGGCTCCTTGGACATTGATTACATTATATGATAGAGGATCAAGACCATTTTGGCAATGGAAATTGTATTATGCATTCCCAATGACTGGAATTCCTGAAGTACCGTTAGATTATAAAAATGAAGAAGTATTTAAAATTACTGGATTCACTTTAGCGTGTGACTACTGGGACGAAACCATTGTCTAATAGACAGTTAAGGACTTTACTTAAACTAAATATTTAAATTAAGAGAGAATTATATAATTCTCTCTTTTTTATTTAACTAAAACTTAACAAAAATATTTAGTTTTTCTTTTGGGATGAGAATATATAAAATAAACATGAAAAAACAATATATTATTTATAAGACAACTAACATTATTAATAATAAAATTTATGTTGGTAAAGATGAATATAATAATCCAGAATATTTAGGAAGTGGAAAATTATTACATTTAGCAATAAAAAAATATAGCAAAGAAAATTTTCTTAAAGAAATAATAGAAACTTGTAAAACTCCCGAAGAACATTCTTTGAGAGAAACTTATTGGATAAATAAATTACCATGTTTAAGTCCATTAGGATATAATATTGCAGTAAATAGTTTTGGAGGAGATACATATACTCACCATCCTAATAAAGAATTATATTCAAAACGAATATCTGATGCTAATAAAGGGAAAATTAGAACACCAGAAATGATTGAAAGATATTCAAATTGTAAAATGGGAAATTTAAATCCTGCTAAAAGAGATGATGTAAAAATTAAAATATCTGAAGGACGCAAAAATAAACTCACCGAAAATGAAAATCCTATGTTCAATTCTAATAGAACTAGAGATAAATTAAAAGATTTAGATATAGAATTAAAAGGAGATAGATGGGAATATCTTAGAAATAAGATAAAATGTATTAATATTGAAACAAAAGAAGAATTTATACTTGACGGAGTTCAAGAAGTTCTTAAAAAATTAAAAATTTCCAAAAACAAATATTATACATATATTAAAACACAAGAGCCTATAAAAGATAAATTTGTTTGCATAAAAATATAATTATATAAAATTAAGTTTTTGTTAAAACTTGCTACTTTTCAAGCATATAAAGATATATAAATTGAATAATACATTAAACCGAATAAATATGCCAGATAAAAATGTTGAAGAACAACTACAAAAATTTGTAGAAAAAGAAGAAAATAAACAAGTAGGAGCAAAAATAACTGCAACTGCAGCTCCTAGATTTCCAGGGTCAAAAACCAGTGAAGAAATATCACTAGGAAATCAAGTTGGTTGGCAAAAACTACCAATAAAAGAATTACCTACTCAAGGACTTTTTTATCCAGCAGATGCTGAAATAGCTATTAGATCGGCAACTGCTGGTGAAGTACGACATTGGTCAACTTTACATGAAGAAGATATTCCAGCTTTAGATGATATGCTCAATTATATGTTAGAAAGATGTGTAACTTTTAAAACTAAAGATATTCATTCTTCTTGGAAAGATATTAAAGAAGTTGATAGATTTTATATTTTACTAGCTATTAGAGAATATACATTCGTAAAAGGAGAAAATCAACTTCAAGTTAAAACATCCGAAACTACTAAACTTGATGTAACTAAGGAAATGATAGATTATATTAATCTTAATCCTAAACTTATGAAATATTATGATGAAACAGAAAGATGTTTTGTTTTAAAATTTAAAACAGGAAAAGTAATAAAAGTAACTATTCCAAGTGTTGGTGTAACAAATTATCTTAAAAATTATATTTCTAGAAAACAAGAAAATCAAGAAATGTTTGATATTGATTTTATTAGTTTTGCACCGTTTGTTATACAAAATTGGAGAGGATTAAGTGATAATAGTTATGAAAAAATGGTTCTTGATTCAAATAGTTGGTCAATTTCAGAAGTTTCTGTTTTAACTCATTTAAAAGATTTATTTATAGAAACAGTTAATCCGGTAGTTAAATATACGGATGAGGGAGGTGCGGAGCATATAGCTCCATTAAACTTTCTCGGAGGGATCAAATCTGTTTTCCTTATTTCAGATCCATTTGGAGAATTGGTTTAAGATTGAATTTTTATTTGCTAAAAATCTTCATATTACTCCATTAGAACTTGATAAAATGGAATATTATCGAGTTGAGTATATGATTATCAATTATGAAGAATTTGTAAAAGAAGAAAATAACGAATATAAGAAACAACAAAAAAATCAAGATAAAGAATTTTCTAAAAATAAATTTAGTCCGGGACAAATGAAAGTTCCACAAATGAAAGTTCCACAAATGCAAATTCCAAAATTTTAAAAGTGTCTTCGGACACTTTTTCTTTTTAAGGAATATATAAAATAAATAACTTTTTTATGGCTCAAACGGGTAATGAGATATTAAAACAAATTCTTGGAGTTTGCGTTCAAATTAACAAAAAATTAGATAGTGGAGAAAAATCTACTGGTGATGGAACACCTGGGACAAGCGATAAAGGAACTGCACCAATATCTGGATTATTTGGAACTGGTACCAAAGTTAAAGATGCTAAAATGGGTGCAGGTATAATTAAAGGAATATTTGATTCTCTTTCTAAATTTGCTAAATTAAAACTTAGTAATAGAAAAATTGATGCCACTTCTAAATCATTAAAAGGTTTATTTAATACAATTATATATGTTGGTCGAAGTCGAAAAATCATAATAAATGCTATGAAAATGTTCGACATGCTTATACGAAGTTTAGTAACTATGACTAAATTTGCAAAAGCAATGTCTATATTACTTTTATCTATTGGTTTATCAATTGTTGGAATAGCTGGTGCTATAGCTTTAGCAGGTGTATTATTGGGAACTAAAGGAAAACCATTAGCTACTATGTTAGCCATTGTTGGAGTTCTTGTTGGATTAACTGGAGCAATGGTATTAATGGGAAAATTTGAGAAAAAAATTAAAGATGGTACTGGAACTGCAAAATCAATGGGTACTGCATTAGTAGTTTTATCCGGAGGATTATTTTTATTTGTTTTAACTATATCTAGTATTGGTAAAATATTGGGGATGGGTTCTGGAGCAAAAAATGTAATAATCGGAATGACTGCAGCTCTTGGAATAGTCGGGGTAATGGGATTAGTATTTTTTGGATTAGGAAAATTTTGGAAAAATATTTCATTAGGTTCTTTAACGGCAGCCGCAATGGGTGTTGGATTAGCATTATTAGGATTTGGCTTAGCTAAATTTGCTCAATCCGCCAAAACTATAACTAGTTTAGGTGATGATGGAACTGCTACAAGAAAATTTGGAAAACAAAAAGAAAGAGGTAAATTTGGTCAAATGATGTCTAATATTGGACCTGGATTAGGTGTTATGGGTATTATGATTGTTTCTTCAGCAGTATTGTTTGGTATATTAGGTGCTCCAGGAATATCGCAATTTATTATGTTAGGTGCTTTAACTGCTGCTACAATTGGAGTTGGATTATGGGCTTTTTCATTTGGATTAACAAAATTTGCACAATCAGCAAAAACTATAACTAGTTTAGGTGATGATCAACAAGTTACAAAAAAAATTGGAAAACAAAAAGAAAGAGGTAAATTTGGACAAATGATGGCAGCAATAGGTCCAGGATTAGGTGTTATGGGTGTTATGGTTGTAACATCAGCTTTATTATTTGCTGCTCTTGGTGTAGCATCAGTTTTAATTATACCCGGGGCTGCAGCAGTGGCCGTTATGTCTGGATCGTTAATATTACTTGCTGGAGCAACTGCTGCTATTATGAAAACAGCTAAAACAATAGATACACCAGAAATTAAATTAACTATTTCGGAAATGGTTTCTGGAGTGATAGGTGGATTAGTTGGAGGTATATCAGGTGGTTTAACTGGAACACCTGTATCAAATGCAAAAGATTTATCATTTAAAGGTATTTTAAAATTAAATAGAGGAATAAATTTATTACGTAAAACATCTAAAATGTTATCCATGTTTGCAAAAGCTTTAACTGCATTTGCTGGTTTAGATAATATGAGAGTTATTAAGAGTTATAATGAAGAAACTGGAGAACCAAAATTTGGTGAAACTGTAAATATTAAAGGTGTAGGTACAACAATTACAGAAACATTAAAAACATTTTTAATTGGATTAATTGCCGGTACTACTGGATTAAAATTTGCACAAGCTGGACGAATTAAGAAAATGGGGCGGGCATTAACTGGTAAAAGAGGTATTCTTACAGCTGTTATTCAATTTGCAGAAGTTTTAAAAACATTTGCTCAATTTGGACCGGAAGGGAAAATAGGTTATGTTGAAATGATTCCTGATGGGTTGGATGAAGATGGAAATGCAAAATTTAAACAAAAACCAAGTACTGTTTTAATAACTGATGTTACTAAAAATATAACTAAATCATTTAGTGATTTTGCTGAAGGTATTTCAACAGGTGTTGATGGAATGTCTAGAAGACATAAAAGAAAAATATTAGCTATGTCCGAAGCGTTAATGGGTAAAAAACGAAGTGGAATAGGAAAATTATTAGCTAGTGATAAACCTGGATTATTAGAACCTATTAATGCTTTTTCTGAAACATTAATAACTTATGCAAAATTTGGAGAAAATAATATGATACCAGGTCCAGATGGAGAACCAGTATCTATAGATGATATTGTTGGAAATATTGTTCGATCAATTTCTTCTTTTTCTTCTAAATTATCTGTTGCAATGGAAAATGCCGATACTTCAGATGCTAAAAAAGCATCTAAAGAAATGGAAAAATTTAGTGGATTTATTACTCAATTATCAACATTATCTGATGCAACAAAAAAATTAGGAAAATCCGCGGATTCAATTACAGTATTAGCTGAAAGTATAGGTGCATTATCTGCTGTATTACTTGATTTAAATCTTGAAAAATTAGAAATAATAGCTAATTTAGGTGATAAAAAATCAAGAGCTTCAATTGAAAAAACTTCAACTAATATTTCTAATAGAGCAACAACAATTCAAACAAAGATAAATGAAAATAGAGCAGAAAGAGAAATTAGAAGAGATGATAGACAAACTGAACGATTTGTAAAAAGAAAAGAAAAAGAAGTTTCAACAACAGTTGAGGAAACAGAAAAAATTAAAAAAATTGAGGCTGAATATGCAAAAAAACAACTTGAATTAACTCCATTAAATAAACCTATCGATACAGAAAAATTAGCTGATGCGATTGGAACTACAGTAGCTGCCGTTTTTAAAAATGGTCAATTTACCTTTGAATTTGCAACTGATAAATCTGGTGTACTTAATTTTTCATAATTAATAAACTTTTTTATTTATTTTCATATAAAGAATAAACATATTATTATGAAGTTAGTAAAGCCAAGTTATAAAATACTATCAAATCTAGATAGTGGAAAAATTTTAGAAAATATTGAGATTGCCGGCAGGACTTGTTATAAATCAGAAGAAAAAATTACAAAGGAATCTGCAAAGGAATTTGTAAAAATGATTATTAAACGTGGACATGAATCTGTTTTAGAACATGAAAAAATTACAGTCAAAATAATTTGTGATAGAGGAGTATCTCATGAATTAGTTAGACATCGAATTGCAAGTTTTTCTCAGGAAAGTACACGATATTGTAATTATTCTAAAGATAAATTTAATAACCAAGTATCTTTTATTATTCCATTTTGGTTAGATTTAAAAGAAAATACAAATTACGAAATAACTGTTCCCTCTGAAGATCCAAAAATGATTTGGTTACGATCTATGTCAAGAGCAGAAGTAGATTATTTTAGACTTGTTGGTGTTGGTAAATGGTCTCCTCAACAAGCCCGATCAATACTTCCTAATTCTTTAAAAACTGAAGTAGTTATATCAGCAAATCTTAGAGAATGGAGATTAATTTTTAAACAAAGAACAGCAAAAGTCGCGCATCCTCAAATGAGAGAAATTATGTGCCCTTTATTAGATGAATTAAAAATAAAGCTCCCTATATTTTTTAATGATATAAATTATTAATTATGAATAAAGAAGAAAAACCAATGAAATTACAAGGGACATTTCTTTATTATGATAAAGAAAATTTAAATGGACAAATTTATTCTAAAGATATTGCTAAATCCATAATAAAGAAATTTAATAACAAGAAAAAAAATGATCAGGTGGTTTTTGGAGAATTTGATCCAAATTATGGAGATTATGGAAACGATATTCGATTACGCAATGTATCTCATGAAGTAATAGAAATTCATTTAAATGAAGAAACTGGAACTATAGATGGTACTATAAAAATATTAGACACACCTGCTGGTAAAACATTAAAAGAATTATTTAAATATGATACAACATCCCATTTAGGTGTTGCTTCTAGAGGATATGGAAATTTAAATTCATCAACTAATAAAGTAGAAAATTATAAATTAATAACTTTTGATATTGTTTCTGATCTATTTTTTAAAAATTCAAATTTAAAAATAACTGATTTATAAATGATAGAAAATTATTTATTATATTTTTCTATATTAGGAGGTATTGTAATTATTGTAATTAGTATACTTATAATGATTAGAATTAAAAAAGATATAAAAAAAATGGATAAAGATTCACGAGATTCTGCAATAAAATATATAAGAAAAACATCTAAATATAACAAGCCTAAAAGAAAAAAATTAGAATTTTAAAAAGTTAACTTTAACTATAAAAGCTTGAATATATAAAATAAAGCATTTATAGTTATGGAGAAAGATTTTAATTATGTTTATGTTACAACATGTTTAATAAACAATAAACAATATGTGGGGAGCCATTGTACTAATAACATAGATGATGATTATATTGGATCGGGGAGATTATTTTTAAAAGCTGTTAGAAAATATGGAAAGAAAAATTTTAAAAGAAAAATAATAGAAGAATGTGAAAATGTTATACAAGCAAGAGAAAAAGAAGGTCCTTTAATAAAAAAACTAAATACACTAGATCCTTTTGGATATAATCTTTCTCCTAAAGGTGGGATTGGGTTTAAAGGAGCTTTTCATTCAGAATCTACAAAAGAAAAACAAAGAGTTTGGCAAAAAGGAAAAACTTATGAAGAATTATATGGTGTGGAGAAAGCTGCTGAAATGAAAAGAAAACAAAGAGAAAAAAAATTAGGAAAAAGTACATCTAGAAAAGGAAAAAATATGAAAACAGTTTTTACCGAAAAATATGGTGAAAAGGAAGGATTACAAAAATATAATGAATTTATTAATAAACAAAGTGTTTCTCATAAAGATCTTATTCCTTGGATAAAAGGAAAAAGCCATACGCTAGAATCAAGACAAAAAATGAGTAAAAAACTCTCTGGCAAAAACCATCCAATGTGGAATAAAACTCTTTCTAAAGAAACAAGAAATAAAATAGCTATAGGTAACAAGAAATCATTTTATAAAAAATTAAATAATGATAAACTAATGATAATTAAAAAACTTTTTGAAGAAAATAATACTTATGTAACAATGACTAAACAGACAAATTATAACATAAATAAATTAAAACGAATAATAAAAGAAAAAATATGGGAAAAGTAATAGAGTCACTTGCGATGAATATAAATGCCTTCGATGCATCTGAACTTTTAGAAAATTTATTAATAGAAATTAGAGATCAAATTGATGTAGTAAATGCAATTTATCAAAAATTATCATATTGGAAGAATCCTATGTCAGAAGAGGATATGGAAGAATTGCATAGATTAAAAAAAATAGGCTTAATTGATGAACTTATAGAGTTTAAACCAAATTTCATGAAATATTCTAGAGAACAAGAATGTGATAAAAGAAATATGGGTATAGAATTAATGAGAAAAAAAGGAATTTCTCATATAATATCATCTGATGCAGATGAATTTTATGACGCAAATCAATTTAGATATGCTAAAGAAAAAATTAATAAAAATGGATGGGGAATAACTTATTGTTCTTATGTCAATTATTATAAAGATTTTGAACATTATTTAGTTTATCCATTTAGACCTTTTGTTCCATTTATTCATTCTACAACATTTAAATATACTTATCAGGGTCCGGCTCCGGGACCCACAGATCCTACTAGAAGGATTTATAATCCTACTAATTTAGGATCATACATATTTAAAGATGAAGAAATTCGAATGACACATTTAGCTTGGGTACGAAAAGATATTCGTAAAAAATTAGTTAATTGGAGTGCTAAAAATCACTTTAAAAAAGAATTAATTGATGAATGTGTTGAAAGATGGGAAAATTGGAAAGAAGGAGAGGATGCAATAATGCTTTTTAACGTTCCTAACCATAGTGTAAAAGTTAAAAAATTGGAAAAACGAATGACTAATATTCAAATACCGTGGGTAGAAGAAAATATGATAAAATGGAAAAAGAAAAATGGAATTATTTAAAGGAATAATATATCGAGTTACTTCGCCATCTAATAAAATATATTATGGAATATCTTTAAAATCTTTAGAACATAGAAGAA